AAACAATGCCAGATGGTGTATATTTTAGTTACATGCCAACAGTGCCATATGATACCTTCGATGGTTCTGGTGAATATAAAGTAGTCACTGATGTTTTCAGGAGAGTGCGTGCAACATTAGAGTCACGAACTGATAAGACTATCTATTATAATTATACGGTTGTGGATGGCGAAACTGCTGAAACAGTTGCATACAAATATTATGGATATGCCAGATATCATTGGGTTGTTCATTTGATGAATGAAATTAGAAGCCCCCAATGGTGTTGGTCGCTTGATGGGAATTCTTTTGAAAAATATATTGTGAATAAGTATGGCTCAATGGCGATTGCAACGTCCACACATTCTCATTATGAAACTAAGGAAGTTCGTGCAAGAGTTTCTGGATATGGGTATGAAGTTGGTGACGTTATTTTAAAAGCTGGAATGGCTGCAAATTCAAACTTCACATATTCCTATGCAGGAGATGATTTTGGTGTTAGCGACACAATTAAGGCTGTGACTATGTATGGTAAAGAAGAGGCAGACAACGAAGCCAAAAGAAATATAATCTTATTGAGACGTAATTTATTGGCTGAGTTTGTTGATGAGTTTGAAAAATTACTTATAAGAAGAAGATAATTTAATGGATGATCCTATTAATCAAGGTCCGGGCGATGTTACCGTTTCTCATTGCAATATTATTTCTACAAACGGAAAACAGACAAAGGATTTTGGTCCAAGAGTTTGGAATACTATTATATTAACAGAAAGTATGGGGCTTCTACAAGGAGATCCTATATTCATTTCTGGTGAAATCACTATTGTGGATGCTGCTGGTCTGTTCAATGAAATGAATTTTTCTGGAGATGAGAAGGTGGAGTTTAGATTCAAAACTCCTCCGAAAGAGGAAATTGAGTTTATAGGAAAAGTATATCATATAAATGTTTCTGATTTTGATACCAAGCGTTCGATTACTTTAAAATTTGTTTCCGCAGAAAAAATCTTGGCAGAGCAGGTAAAATTTAATAGGGCATATAGAGACGTTTTGTATTCTGATATGGCACAAGATATTTTTTCATCTTTGAATCCAATTAGTCAAAAGAAAATATATGCAGAGCCTACTAAAAATAAGGGAAGTTTGATTATTAATAATAAAAGCCCTGTCGATGCTCTTACTATGATAGCAAAGGTAGCAAGGTCATCGAGTTATATGGGTGCAAATTATGTATTTTTTGAACAGGTGGGTGGTGTATTTCAGTTTGTTTCCATAGAGAGTCTGGTGGACCCAACTAAAGTTGATTCTTCAATGATTTATTTTTATGGAGCCGTTCCCAAAGGAATTCGTAGTCTCGATAAACTAAAACAAATCAAAAGCTATACGGTATTATCAATGCCAAATATTGTCAGTAATGTTCAGAGGGGGATGTATGCAGGAACCACAGTGAGTAATGATTTGATTAAAAGGCAGATTGGATATTCAACATTTAATTATGATGAAAGTTATGATAAGTATAAATCTGTAAACTTTAATGAAGTTGGAAGTTCAGGAAAAACTACATTATTGACTAATAAAAATTATAGTCAAAGAAATGAAGGTTATGTTCATTTTGTTCCCAAGCACTTTAAGTCCTTTGATACTGATACCAATCATGGGGATGACCGTGAGGAATCGTTGTTAGTTAGAAATTCTCAACTACAACAGATTAATGCTATTAGATTACAACTTGTTATAGCGGGAGACAGCCAAAGAAAAGTTGGAGAAGTTATAGAGGTTGTAATTCCTGCTGTAGAGAAAAAAACAAAAAAGGTTGGAGGAAGAACAGATTTGGCGTTTTCTGGTCGTTATCTTGTCACAAAGGTTAAGCATGTAGTCACATCTAAGTCTGGGGGATACGAGACAATTATGCTGTTGACTAAAGACTCATATGCAGAACCACTTCCGGTAAAGGTGTAATATGGAACCTCTTGGTATAGGGCAGGTTGGGAATTTTCATTGGTGGGAAGGTGTCGTTGAAGACAATCTTGACCCACTCGGTGCGGGGCGTTGTAAAGTTCGCGTGATTGCCCACAACACACCAATGAAGGATGAATTGTCTACTGCGGAACTTCCGTGGGCATATCCTCTGATGCCTTTGAATAATCCTCATGGCAAGATTGTCGCATTAAAACCCGGAACGCGGGTGTTTGGTTTTTATCGTGATGGTCCTGCGGGTCAAGATTTGGTGATGATGGGAACCTCCAATATTGGTTTTGAAAATCCGGGTAAGTATGATAATTATGATGAGGAAACTGAACCACTTAATAATATTAATATTGCAAAACCGACTCCAAGATTAGGTGATATTGGATTTGCGGATGATCGCGAAGGAACGGGTGGTCCGATTGAAACTCAGCCAAAGAAATCAAAAGTCACTCTTGATGATGCGGGAAAAATAAAACACGAAGACATTTCAGACTATGGTCCTCTTCAGCCAAACGAAATCAATACACCCAGACTTCAAAGAGGTATTCCTCAAGGAACTGCAACTGCTGCACACGCACTCTCACGCGATGTTGTTATTACACCTACTCCGGTTGAATCTAAATCAGATTCGCATCCGATTGTTTCGTATGTGGAGGAAGGCGAAGAGTATCTACCAGAACCTGAGAATCCATTTAAGGCACAGTATCCTTTCAATACTGTAGAAGAATCTGATAGTGGGCATCTTAGGGAAATTGATGATACCCCCGGCGCAGAAAGAATTAAAGAAACACATCGCACAGGAACATTCTACGAAATACATCCAGATGGTTCAAAGGTCACAAAGATTGTCAAAGATAATTTTGAAGTAACCATTGGAGACGATTTTACTAAAATTAGAGGAAGGTGTGCTATTCAGGTTGATGGTCAGGCAGACTTCTATTGTCTTCAGGATATTAATGTAAAGACAGAAAAGAATGCTACGGTAACTGCCACGGAGAGTGCCACAGTAGATGCTGGAACTGATATTCATGTAGTAGCTCGTACTGGAAGTGCCACAGTTTCTGCTGGAACTTCTGCGATTGTAAGAGCAGGAACAGACGCAACTGTAGCAGCAGGGGGAAATGCGAGAGTAACTGGAGACGGAACTGTAGATGTTGTCGCGGGTGGTGATCTAACAGTTGCTGCTGGTGGTCTGATAACCTTTAAAGACTCTTCTGCAACCGCAGCAAATGTGGACGCGATAATTAAAGATATTGATGAAGGACGACGGGTTACCTAAATAATAAAAGGAGGATTTTGGTTTGCCAATAATCAAGAAATGGTCAGATTTCGATTTAGACTTTTCTGCTCACCCAAATACAGGGGATTTGAGTATGAAAAAGGATGAAGCTGCGATTGTTCGTTCAGTTCGTCATCTTCTATTGACAAATTTTTACGAAAAACCATTTCATCCTGAGATTGGTAGCAATCTTGTCCGTCAATTATTTGAACCAATGACCATACAGACAACCCTAAATATTAAGCAATCCATTATAGATGCGATAAATAATTACGAGCCAAGGGTTCAGATTAATGAAATTAATGTAGAACCAAGAGAAACAGAGAATGGGTATGTCATATTTCTTAGATTTTTTATTATCAACGAAGAAGTAGAAAGAGTCACACAATTCTTTTTAGAAAGAACTCGATAAATGGCATCATATACTACAACTACAAATAAACTAAAGATTACAGAACTTGATTTTGATTCAATTAAGGATGCATTGAAGTCTTATCTGGCTGGTCAAGACGAATTCAAGGATTATGATTTTGAAGGTTCTGCAATGAGCATTCTTCTTGATGTTCTTGCCTACAATACTCACTATAATGGTTTTTATGTGAATATGCTCGCCAGTGAAATGTTTATGGATAGTGCGAGTCTTCGTTCATCTGTTGTATCTCTTGCCAAGCATCTTGGATATACCCCGGCATCTAGGAAAGGTTCTTCGGTCAACATTGATATTTCTATGACGGGTTCTGGTTCTATGATTATTCCTAAAGGAGCAAAATTTACTTCAAAGATTGGCTCAGATAAATATACATTTCTTGCAACAAAAGCCCACATTGCAACATTAGATTCCTCAGATAATTTATATAAGGCAACTGGAATAACAGTCAAAGAAGGAATTGCTTTCACTTCCACACAAACTGTGACAGGTCAAACGGGAGAGGTGTTTACAATCCCAAATGAAAATGTGGATATGGATACGCTGACAGTTGCAGTAGGTGGTGAAGTTTACCTAAGAGCGGATGACATTACTGAGGTTTCTTCAACTAGCAAAGTTTATTTTATACAAGAGGGAAACCAGAATCAATATGAAGTTTATTTTGGGAATGGGATTATTGGCAAGAAGCCTGATGTGGCTGATCTAGTTCAATTAGAATATAATGTGAGCATGTTGGGCTCGGATGGAAACGGAGCAAAGGCATTTACTCTGGCTGCGTCTATTACTGGAGGTTCTGGTCCCACAGTAACATTGTCTTCTGGATACACTCGTTCTTCTGGTGGTGCAGAACGAGAAGACACTTCCACGATTCGCCTTCAGGCACCAAGACAGTTTGCATTGCAAAAGAGAGTAGTAACAGCAGATGACTATCGTGCCAGATTGGTGAATGACTATAATCTTGTAGACTCGGTTCGCGTTTGGGGAGGAGAAGACAACGACCCCCCAACATATGGAAAGGTATTTATCTCAATCAAGCCAAAGACTGGATATGTTTTCTCAGAGGCAGAGAAGAGAACCATTGCCAATGACATTCTCAAGAAGAGAAATATGGTAACGATTACTCCTGAAATTGTTGACCCCGATTATATGTTTATTGCTCCAAAAGTTACGGTTGCCTACGACCCACGAAAGACTTCAAAGACATCAGACCAAATCAAGGCAACGGTTACTTCTGCAATTCAAAATTATTCTACAGGTACTCTTGATGAGTTCGATGAATATTTTAGGCATTCTGTTCTTGCAAAGACGATTGATGATTCTGATACTGCAATAATGAATAATACAAATGAAATTAGAATGAAGAAGAGAATTCGACCCATTTTAGGCAGGAGAGCCACTTATACCGTTAACTATGACAACCCACTACATCGACCCCATGCTGGTCATGCCAACATCTTGACCTCTACTCGATTTACATTTCAATTTCAACCACGATGTTCTTTTGTTGATATGGATGGAAAGATAATGGTAGTCACTGAAAATTGGTCAATGGAAAATTCATATGACCGTTCTTCTGAAGAAGACAATCCAACAGTCCTACATGCAGATGTGGGTTCAATTAATTATACTAGCGGAAAGATTGAAATATCTAGATTCGCAACAACAAACATTTCAGATGGTACTAATTAC